CTCTCTGCGTGGTAACCAGAAATCCTCAAGCATCGACATATGCTTTTTGTCATCTCTGATTTCACCAGTGTTAGCATCGTATACAAGTTTGTTACGATACCTATTCATTACATCACGGAGGTATTGTTCCGCTTTTTGTTTTGGCAGGTTACCTACGTCAATGTAGAATATCCTACGCTCTGGAGCACGGGACAGTCTATAAATGACAAGTGCATCCTCAATCATCCTAAGTTGATTGAGTGACTTGATAGCCTTATGTAAAAACGATAGTGTAATCTTTTGGTTTAGATCCTGTAGACCAGAATCTACGTGAGCAATAGAATCCTCTGCCATACGAATGCCCTTTTGCTCAGGACCATTCATATTGAGGAATCCTTTTGGATTGTAGATGTAGTATTCTTCGTGCTTACCGAAATCTAAATCCAATACGGTAGGTTCTTTACCTGACCTCTTTGCTTCATTAGGATCTTTCTTATCCCTTAGTTCTCTTACCTTCTTTATTTTAAGCGGATCGATATACCTAAGTTCCGTTATACCCAACTTGGGGTTAGCTAGATCGATTACTTTATGGTAGTGAAGTCTACCATCAATATACCAACGACGAAATATTTCGTGAGCTCTTTGCTCAAAACCTAATAGACGCTTGCAATTTTCAAACTCTTCTCGTATCTTAGTCTTAATTCCCTCACCTACATTCAGATTAGATAGTTCTATCTGTACGGGTGTATCATCAAGATCAGATATAATAGCTTCGTTAACTACTTCATCAATAGCTGTATCCACTTCTGGATGCAAAGCCATATCACGATAGCGGCGTATCAACTGGTACTCGTTACGAGATGATGCACCGCCATCTAGGTCTACATATTGTCCAAAGTAACCACCAGCAATTGTGGTGATTGAATCATCTTGACTTGGAGGGATTGGGGATTGACCCTTAGGTCCCTCCTTTCTCTTAATAGAGAATCCAAATAATTGTGCCATAATAAGGTGTAATACCTTTTCCTATAAAGGTATTTAGTCAATCTAATTTATGCCGTTATCGTACTCTTCAGGGTTGTCACCTGCTGTCCAGTACTGAACTTGGAACTCAACAGTGAATTCTTCGATCTGATCATTGCTATCATATGCAAGATCAATCTGTGAAATCTGTGTTGGGAAACATCCCCAGAGCTTATAAGACTTAACGTAGTTGTCCTGACGATCTTCGCCATTACGTCCTAGTTGATGTACTACAAGATCCTTTGTGTATCCAGTTCCACCACCATCAGGATTAACCAATGCAGCAACGTTATCTTCGTGTGCGTTGATTGCCTGTAGCCATCCTTCAAAGAGATTACGTAGTCTGAAGTTAGTATCGTTGATGATAGTAACTGACCAAGTGTCAAAGGTTCTGTCTCCAGCAACCTTAACTACTCTTCCACGGAAAGGAACATCGATAACTCCTAGGTTAGAGGCAGGAAGTGCTGCACTCTTACATAGGAATGATCCAAGTTCTCTGTCTGACTGTGATACACCTAATCCAGCAGGCCAATCTAATTTGACCCTAAACAGATTAGGTTTAACTCCACTCCTTACTTTTGAGAGGAAGTCCTTTACATTACTTGTGACTGCCATTTGCTATTGACCTCTGTAAATTTATTTAGCGGGAGTGAATCTCTATCTACCTACAATCTCATCGAAACTTACGCCAGTACGGGTAGCAACGAATGTAATTGTAATAAAGTTGATAGAACGAGAAGGCTTGAGGTATATCTCAGCAACAAACTCGTTGCGATCTATGACATCGCCTGTGTTGTTTGTCTCGTCGCAGATTACGAGGTAGTCAGTTAGACCACGACGTGCTTGAATCTCACGGAGATAACCACCAACAGCGTTAGCGAAGGATGAACGTGTAACGTCATCGTTTAGATCAAAGAGAACATTCTTAGCGAGGTTCTCAACTTGCTTCTCGACAACCAAGAACAGACGACGAACGTTAATTCTATCGAATGCACTAGGTGTGCTGAGTGCAGTCTTGTCTCCAAAGAGAACAGTACCACGACCCTCGAAGCTAGAAATTGGGTTTACACGTGCTTGATATAACTTGTCTCTATCAGACTTAGCAGGTGTGTATGCTAGTTTGATTACGTTACGGATGTTACCTCTGTTAAATCCAGCTGGTGAGAACCAAGGATCTAGGTCATTAGCGGTTTGAACAGCCAAGCCAGCAACATCACCATTGCAAGGTACGTAGCGATAGGTATCATTGAATCTGTCGTAGATGTACTTCCAACCAGAATCAAATACTGCATAAGATGTAGAAGAACCAACTCCATCAAAGAAGTCAATTACATTGTCTCTCTGTGCATCTGTGCTAGTAGCAAGTGTACCGATGACTGCACCCTTATAAGGTGAGACAAACGCCATACAATCCTTACGTGCAGAAGCAATGTTAACAACCTTCTGTGCTACAGAGATTGAATCTACTCTGGTAGATAGAAGAGGACCAGCAATGATAAAGTCTAGGTTGATTGATTCAGTGTCTGCAAATAGATCATAACCACCGTTAAGATCACCAGCAGTAACAGAGTAACCATCAACACCACCAGCAAATGTATATGCTTGGTATCCTAAGATTGTGTAGTTGGTTCCACTTTGAATTCCACTTCCCCACGCAGCAGTGGTATATCCACCGTATGAACCTGTTGTGTTGGTTACGTCGTGCTTACCCCACCATAGGTAAGTAGAAGCGAAGCGAATGATATTAGCGTAGTAGTTGTCTGCACCTTCTGTAGTCTGTGAATCAGCAGACTTAGATACGTTTTGGAACTTCTCAAGAACTGTATTCTTAGTACCAGAGATTGCACCAGTAGCATCTAGAACAACAATACTTAGTTCGTCATACTTAGAACCGAAGTTAGAAGCGTATGTAGATGTACCAGGTCTTGAAACAAGAGTGTTCCAGTTGATGTCTGTACCAGAAACTTTAACTGCATCCCACCACTTAGAAGAAGCAGTAACGTTTACAGCAGCAAGTTCGTATACACTACCATTGTCAAGATGATCAGCAGCTGTGGTACCAAACTGTGCACGATCAACTGAGAGTTGAGGAGCAGAAGCAGTATCGGTTACCTTAACAATTTCTCCACCACTAAGTTGTAGATACTCACCAGTAGCAATACCAGTAGCAGATGTAACTGTGATAGTTGCAGCAGCTGCAGCTACAGCACCGTCAAGTGTTGTGTTTGTAGCACCTGTGTTCTGGATAAGAAGGTTACCAGTACCTACTACGAGGTTACCGTTAGTTTCAAATACTTTAAGAGCAGTACCACCAGCAGGATCTACGAATAATTTACCAGTAACACCGTTGTCTTGGTATACAGTAGTACCAGCAGCAGCAGTTGTAGCTGCACTTACAGTTAGATCGAAGTCATAACCGTGGTCTACTACGTGAACGCTGATGTTGTTTCCGTAAGAACCAGCATACTTAGCACCGTAGTGAAAACTTTGTGCACCATCGAAATGATTGGTAGCATAGTCTGTGTCACTTTCTATCAGTACAGCAGAAGCACTATCAGTAACAGCGTTCTTTAGATTGCTGTCTCCAATACGTACAACCTGTAGCTGTCCACCGTATGAAAGGAAGTTTGTTGCGGTGAACCAAAACTCTGCATTGCTTGAGTTTGGCTTACCAAAATATTCTAGAAGCGATTTCTCATTGGTGATATTCACCATCTGATTCACTGGACCTCTCTCGAACGGTCCAACTAATGCTCCAACGTTATCAATTGTTGAGTCTATACGAGCGTTAGTAAGGTCACGTTCCTTAATAACGACTCCAGGTGATACTTGCCCTGCCATTTAATTACCTCTCCGAATGAAGATCCAGATTTGTCTAAATTTATTTATCTAAACCTGATGTTTCAGTGGGGAAACGATGCGTGAACTACCAGTCAGGGTATGATTCGTTTGGCGACTTATCCTTTCTTCTCTCTCGTATTCTTTTAATAGTGCAGACCTTACATTCATATGAGTAAGACGAAGCAAGTTTACCTCTAGCTTTTCTAGTAAGGTAGAAGTCCTCTATCAAACTTTTCTCTTCTCCACATACTCTACAGCACCTTGTCTTAAAGACTAGGTGATCTACCGAGAACTCCTTATCAAATTCCATTATGATACTTTACCACCTGGAAGATATCCATCGTGATTAGGATCACATTTCTCCACCCAATTAAATCCACTACCTTCAGGGTAGATATATTTTCCATTCTCATCAAAGTTTGGACCTACCTTCTTTGCAGGGTATTTGGGATAAGGTATTTTCCCTGCTCTCATCTCATTACCTTTTCTTCTTCTTAACTGATTACCAGTCTCGTGATCCTCAGGCATTTGTGGCCAAGAAGTTCCTAAGAGTCTTTTAATATCTTCTTTGGTGTACCCGTTAGGGTGTTTATCATTGGAAGTCATATTGATTCTCACTTATAAAATCAAGGTAAGCATACCAGTCCTTTCGTTCACACCCATTGTTTATAGCATCATACATTAGATCAACAGTATTGTGATGAGGAAATATAGGATGCTTACAGGTGTATTCGGGTACAACAAATGTCATTAGATGTAAGGCATCATATAATCTACTTCGTACTGTTTAGTACCATATTCATCTAGCTGCCATACATTACCATCCTCATCTACTATAGTCTCTTCATCTAATCCTGTCTCTATGAATCCGAACGGAGCCATATCTTGTTCCATTTCATTCTTACGTTCATCATAGATCTTCTTACGAACGTCAAGGTCTGTTAGTTCCCTGAAGAAATCCTGAAGTACCATCCAAGAGAATATGACGTGACACATTACTAGGTCATCGTGATACCCTTCATCTGCTTCAAATGAATCTTTCTTCTGAACAAACGTAGTTAGTTCTGCGATAGTGTCATAGTCATTGATAAGTAACTTATCCTCTTCTATGAGTGCCTTAAGGTTAGAGCATCCTTGCTTCTTAACCGTCTTAGACATCTTGACACCTAACTGTGCTTTACCACCAGAGAAACCAGATCCCATAACCTGACCAGCTCTACCACGCATAGCACACATCAATAGATTAGGATACTCCAGATCAAACTGAAGAATAGAAGCAACCTGATCTCCTATATCATTCACCTCTATCATTATATTTGCATTATTATAATTCCTTGCAGTGTCATATATGACATTAGGAAATAGTATAGGTTTGATTTCATTGTTCCTATACTTACCTACTAATCTATACGGGAACTCTGTGATATCAAATATACAGAAGGCAGAGTAATCCTGTGCGGTTCCTCTAGCTACGTCAACAGTAATAACATACTCGTGTTTATCTTTTCTCTGTTCATATAGATCTAATCCTTTATTCCTTACTATAGGAGTGTCGAATGATAGTGCTTTTAACTTAGCAGGGTTGATAAGAGTATCCTGTGATCCTAAGAATTCGCACTCAAACTCCTGAGTGAACTGTCTTTGAGAAGTATTACGTATAGTCTGTTCCTTCCACTTAGCATCTCTACCAGGAACCTGAGACCAATGTACTTCGTGATTTACATATTCGTTTCTACCTTTGAGGGAGTCCTCCCACATCTTGTAGAACATATTCATCCCGTTAGGGGTGGATATGATAATTACTTTTGATTTCTTACCTGAACTAATCGTCGGATAAACGGAACTAAAAAACTGATCGCATATATGGTTGGGGATAAATGCAAACTCATCAAGGAAGACAATATTGAAAGACATACCACGGACAGCA